CGCAACAACACCTAATGGCAATATTACTTTGACAACTTTGGGTGGTGCAACAACTACCTTAAATACATCATTTGTAATTGTTTTAGAAATTATCAAAGATTAATTATGCAACACGCAATCAGCAACGTTAAAGAAATCCAATTTATTGCTACAGTTACCCGTGCAGACGGAACAGTAGAAGAATTGGGCGTTATTGATTACTGGCATAAAAACCCAATTAAACGCTTTATCTGGAGAATTAAAAAACTCCTAGAAAGGAAATAAAATGGCGACCCTATTGGTCAATACAGGAAAAGCCGTTGTTACTAACCGCATTAATGGTGCTGGAACCACACCCCTTTATGTAGCATGGGGAACTGGTGCTGGTACTACTGCGGCAACTGACACGACTTTGTTTACTGAATCTAGCTCTCCTGCTAGTCGTACTACTGGTACAGCCACTCAACAAACAACATCTACAACCAATGATACATTTCAGGTTGTTGGTACATTAACCTCTGGAACATCACAAACTATCACTAATGCTGGTACGTTTGACGCTGTAACAACAGGTAACTTGTTTGTAAAGGGTGACTTTACAGGTATTGCACTAAACAGTGGAGATTCAATTCAGTTTACCATAAAGGTTCAATTTTCGTAGTATAATCAACAACTTAGGATAGCCCGACGGGGTGAAAAGATGTTAACCTGACATCCTTCCTAAGCTCTGTATTCAGGTGTAACTAAGGTGGTTATATGAAGCAATGTACGGCTTGTAAAGAATTAAAAACTTTAGATTCATTTAATTTTAGAAATTCAAAACTTGGCTATAGACATAGCAAATGCAGAGAATGCGAAAAAATTAACAGTAGAAAAAGATATTCTGAAAATATTAACGGAACTAAAGACAAAAGTAGAAAAGCAACAAATAGATGGCGATACAAAAATGAATATGGCGTATCGGAAGAATTATCAAAAAGGCTATTAAATGACAATACTGGCAATTGTGAAATATGCAATAATCAAACAAGTTTGTTTGTTGACCACTGCCATTCCAAAAAGTCATTTAGAGGACTTCTTTGCAGAAGTTGCAATTTAATGCTTGGCTATGCTAAAGATAATATTGAAACACTACTATCTGGTGCAAAATACCTTGAAAAAGGCATTTAGTTAAAATGGCAATAAATGGGTCTAGTGTAAATAGAGTCGCAATTAATGCACAGGATACGATAACTCTTACTCCTACATTATCTGCAACATCTACGAGCACTAGCACCATCTCTAGAGTATTAAGTTTTTTTAGAACGCTCTCAGTATCATCGTCTACTACAGCCACAATCAACAAAATAACTTCCATATTTAGGACATTAACGGCAACAATCATTGTTTCAACGGCAACAATAATCAAGTTACCCAATAAGCTGCTATTAGCAGCCTCTAATACTACTTCTAGCTTTATTAGGGCAATTAAAAAGTCCCTAACCCTTGTTAGCGAGATGTCTGTAGTTGTATTGACGGAAAGTGCTTTTCATTTGCTTCTTTTATCTATTACAGAAGCCTCCGTAATAACCATTAAAAAGGCTATATCGGTCACTAAATCAATTTCTAGTACTACCACTGCATCTTTGTTTAAAAGCATCCCTAAAGCCTTATCTGTGGTTAGTACATCTACTGCCACATTTATCAGATACATAGGGAAAACCCTAAGTTATGTATCTACAAGCACGGTTACTTTAATTCATAGGTTTGTGCTTGGCGTAATCTTATCCGTTACATCCACAACTACCGCAAGAGTTAACAAATTAATCAACAAGTTATTTGCGGTCACATCCACCACTACAGCTTCACTATTTAAACAAATATCTGTTACTTTAGCCGCGATTTCGGCTACAATAGCAACATTAGTCCGTGAGTTTTTCCCCAAATTAGGGGCAGTAATTCGCTATACCTTTACGGTGGACTTTAGAGACAGGGTAACAGAGCTTTATAAAGAACGGTTAAGCGTAGTACAATTTAAAGAGCGTCTCGTTGACTTGTATAAGCAACGGAACGTCCTTGCAAACACAAGTAACAAAAAGGTCTCAAAATGAGCCAGTTTTCGTATAAATTAGTTCCAGAATCAGAGCTATTTAGCTTTGACTTTAACCCAGTTCTGCAGCCAACTGAAACATTATCATCTGGAACCTGCACGGCTATTACAGCCCAAGGCACAGATACCAACCCTTCTGCCATATTGTCAGGAAGTGTCAATTTAAACCTTGGCAAAGCAACACAACGAGTTATTGGCGGTGTCGCTGATAATACCTATCGACTAATTATGACCTGCACAACCAATGAAGGCAATACGTATACTTGTGTTGGTGATATACCAGTTTATTCTCCTACTGAGATTTAAAATGGGACACGCTGATTACCTACGGAATGGCGACTATAACGGTATATGTGATGCTTGTGGTCACAAATACAAGTTTTCGCAATTAAAGCTCCGTTGGGATGGTTTATACGTTTGTAGCTATGATTGGGAGATTCGTCAGCCTCAAGATTATGTAAAAGGCGTACGAGATAATATGTCTGTACCAGTTTCTCGTCCACAAGCTCCAGACGAATACACTATCGTACAATCCACAATTCAATTAGTTGACGGTTATGCTGTCGACACATATACACTAGGATAATATATGGGCCGTCCTTTATATACTAATAACGCAGCCACTTATTTGGCTTTCGGAATAACCAATACAGCAACAACAATGCAGGTATCTGCTAATGCTGGAAACCTATTCCCAAATCCAACTGGTGGAGACTACTTCTACGTTAGCTTAATCAGTCTGAGTGGCCCAATCATTGAGATTGTTAAATGTACTGCTCGTAGCGGTGATATTTTTACAATTGAGCGTGGGCAAGAAGGCACTACACCTTTGTATTGGAACATGGGTGATAACGTCCAATTGCGTATTACTGCGGCAGGTATGAACTATATTGCAGGGGCTGCAGTTCAATCAACTGAAGAGCAAGTATTTACAGCAACTCAAGGTCAGACAGTATTTACTTTGACTAACTTTGATTATGCTCCTGGAACTAATAACTTAGCGGTATTTGTAAACGGTTCAAAACAAGTATATGGAACAAACTATTCTGAGACTAGCGTAAACACAGTTACATTTAATTCAGGTCTTAATGCTGGTGATATTGTCGAATTTTTGGTTGGTATAAGTGTTGCATCTGGAACTTTGTATGCTAATGAAATTAATTACAATGAAGGTGGAGTTGGAGCAGTAACAACTACTGTACAATCTAAACTTCAAGAATCTATATCTGTTAAAGACTTTGGTGCAGTAGGAGATGGTGTTGCTGATGATACGGCAGCTATTAATGCAGCTTTAACTGCACTAAAACCAGGTCAAGCACTTTATTTTCCAACTACCACAAGTTATTACCTTGTTACATCAACAATAACTATTTCTAGTGCTTATGTAACTTTATTGGGCGACAGTAAAAATAGCGGTATTAAATATACTGGTACAGGCCCTGCGCTTATTGTTGCTAATAGTTTTTTTGCAATGAGAAACATATTACTTGTAGGTAATGGTGGCGCATATGGCGCAGGAGCTACAAGCACTTATGGTGTTGACCTTCATGGTTCTAGCAACATTGGAAATATGCTATTTGAAAATGTAACCATTCAAAGTTTTGGTTCTGATGGTATTAGTATGCAAAATGGTATTTATACTATTTGTGTTGATAAATGTACTATTCAAGGTAATGGTGGTTGCGGTATTGCATCTCAAATTGTTTCTTCTGACCAAGACGGAAATGCTTTAACAGTTACAGCTTCAGGAATATATGGTAATGCTAGTGATGGTATTAGATGGAAAGCTTCTGCATTAAATGTAACAGGAGCTAACGTATTTGAAGTAAATAAAGGTTATGGTATTAATCTTACATGGGGTTCTTCATTATTAAGTCCTTTACCATCAGGATTTTCAATTAAAGGCAATTATTTTGAAAACAATCTTCTTGGACAAATTAATTTAAAAGGCAATGGCGGTGTATATGTAAATGGTGCTGAAATTGAAAGCAACTATATGCTTATGTCTAATGCTGCTGGCGGTACTGGTTCTGCTACAGGCCCTATGGGTGTTGCTATTACTGCTACTGCATTTATTAATTGTGCTGAATCAGGATTTTATGGCGTAAGAAATGTACGCTTTGGTAAAAATACATTTAATGCTACAGGAAATACTCTTGCATATACTTTTGTAGATGGAGGTTCTTCTACAGCTTTTGATTCTTCTGTCATTGTTGAGCAATCTATTGCTGACGACACAAGATATGTGAATTTAGGAGATGCTCAATATAAAAAGATATTTAAAACATTACCTATAAACGGAGCTTTTAATCAAAAAGGTTTTGCTTGGACTACATATGATAAAAGCGACAATATTTATGTAAATGGTGCTGTTACAGGATATTTTGAAGTTCCTTTAAAAGCTGGTGAAGCTATTTGGCAAATTGATTTATTAACTCAACAAGCAAGCTCACAATCATATACTGTTTTATTTGATTTACAATCTACTGATGGAACAACAACTACTGCTTATTCTAGTGTAGGCGCTCCCCAAACATTTACAAATGCTTCTGGAGGAACTGTTGTAAATACAGAAAATGTAGGAGCTGTTTTATATAGAGCAGTTAAAAATTCAAAAGTAAGGCTTAAAGTTACTGTAACAATGGGTGCTGTTGCTACAACTATGTATTTGTATGACCCTATTATTACCATTGTTTAAGGATAATTAATGGCAAATATGCTTTTTGCAAACAACTGTAACACTACTTTAAATGGTGGTATTACTGCTATTGCAACTTCAATGGTTGTTACATCTGCGACAGGCTTTCCTGTTCCTACAGGTTCACAATATTTCTATTGCACATTAGCTGATGCTGCTACACAAACAACTATTGAGATTGTTAAAGTAACTGCAGTATCAGGAACTACATTTACTATTGTTCGTGGACAAGACGGAACTACAGGAACTATATTTGCATCAGGTGCAGTAGTATCTCTTCGTTTAGTTCGTGCAAATCTTAATGACTTTCCTAAATTAGATGAGGATAATACCTTTACAGGGACAATAACCTTTAGCACGCCATTAGTTGCTACAAACATGGTGCAATCAAGCACAAGTTCTAATGGCTATTTAAGCTCAACTGATTGGACTACATTTAACAACAAAGCACCTGCTGTAACTTATACAACGGGCTATGTACCTTTTGGACAAGGAACTACAACTCCTACTCAAGATTCAGGATTTTTTTGGGATAACACTAATAAACGATTAGGTGTCAATACACCTTCTCCAACAGTTAATTTAGATGTAACAGGAAATGGCAGATTAACAGGTTCAATTACTGTTGGCACTGCAAGCACCGTGGCAGATTTAATTGCTAAAGCCAATGTATCTAATGGCGGTGCTGGCTATAGCGAAGTTTTATTTGCCAATAACTCTACTAATACTAGAGGCTATATAAGTTATTTCCACAATGTAGATGCAATGACTTTTGCAACTACTGGTGCTGAAGCAATGCGTATTTCTGCTTCAGGCGGTGTTTCTATTGGTAACACTACAGATGCAGGAGCAGGTAATCTATCGGTGAATAACAATATATTTTTAGGAACTTCTGCTACAGTTGCTGGAGAAATATTTAGTCTAAAAACTTCAGGAACTTATGGGTCATTAGCAACAAATACTTCTACAGCTACTTGGTATCCCTATGTATTTCAAACAAATTCTGTAACTGTTGGATATATTGCAGCTACAAACTTAGCAACTGTTTATTCAACTACTTCAGATAGAAGATTAAAAACAAACATTCTTCCATTAACAAATAGTGGAACTTTTATTGATTCAATGTTGCCAAGAACTTATACATGGATAAATGGCAATGTTAAAAGTTCAGGATTTATTGCAGATGAATTGCAAACTATATGTCCTACTGCTGTTGTAGGTGAACCTAATCAATTAGATTCAAATGATAATCCTATTTATCAAGGTATTGATGCTTCAGACCCAACAATTATTGCTAATATTGTGGCTGAATTACAATCAATTCGTGCAAGACTTAAAGCAGCAAATATTGAATAAGGCAAAATATGACAACATTAATTCCAAAGTATGACGAAGGCGCGGCAGGCGCAGTTAATAGACCTTTTAATGAAAAATTACAAGAATATGTAAGTGTTCTTGATTTTGGTGCTGACCCTACAGGCGCAACCAATAGTTCAACGGCTTTTACAAATGCTGTGGCTACAGGCAAAGCCGTTTATATTCCTAAAGGAACTTATCAATGTTCTTTTGATATTAGCAGTTATCAAATTCTTTACGGTGATGGTTTAAGCACTATTCTTATTCCACCAACAGGTGCTACGTATGTCATTAGAATGGATGCTACTACTGTAGCTAAACAATGGTGTCAGATTAGTAATCTTTCAATAGCTAATACAAATAGTGTTGCAAGTTGCGTTGGTATTTTATTTAAAGGTACAGATGTAAACACAATTAATGACAATCATGTTATTAGAAATGTAGTTATTTCAAATCTTGACAGGGCTTTAGAAGCTACAGGTCGTTTAATTGGATGTTCTTTTTACAATGTAACTGTTAGTGGTGGTGTTCGTATTGGATTTAACATTAGTACTGACACAGTAAACCCTGCTTGTATTTTAAATAGCTGGTATATGTGTTTGTTTTTAGGAAGTACACAACAAGCATTAAAAATGGTTGGACTTAATATAACTAATTCATTTTATTCTTGCAATTTTCAAGGCGCTAACTCTTCAAATGTTGCTGGTGTAGCTGCTACTGAAATTCGTGACTCTGAAATGATAAAATTTACGGATTGTTATTGGGAGTCAAATGGTTTAAGCGTTACTGTAGATACAACAAATTATTTAAACAATAGTATTGGTCTTTGGTTTACTGGAAGTTATTGTTTTGAGCCAAAAGTAGAAAATTCTTATATTGTTGGTTCAGGTGTTTTAATTGCTATGGACGCTTCTATAGGCGGTATAGGCGGTTACATTGGAAACAATACTTTTATTCCCAAAACAAATGGCTGGGATATTTACAATACTTCAGCTACAAATGCAAATACGTCAGCAGCGGTAACTATTGATGGCAATAACATATTTAATGGTAAAACTACAATAGTGCAAGATGGTAATGGTCAATATAATGCGTATATTCGCCAAATAAACACTTGTCGTTACATAGATTCTAATCAAACTATTGATTTAAGAACAATGAGTAAATTAGAAATTAATGTAGCTTCTCCTACGACAATTAGCACTATTACTAATTTAATACCAGGTTGTGAATTATGGATTAATGTAACCAATGCTTCTGTTACTATTCCTGCCGCATATATGGTTAGTGGCTCTGATTTAGTTATTGCCAGTAGTTCCGCTAAAATATTAATGGTTAGTGGGCCTCCTGGGTTTAATAAATTTGTAATTATGGTTTAATAATAAAATTATGAAAACATTTACATTAGAAGATAACGAAGCAGCATTTATACTCCGTGTAGTAGGTCAACTACCTACTGAATCAGGGGCATATCCATTGCTTCAAAAACTACAACAACAGTATGCTTTAATTACTGAAGAACCAAAAGCGGAATAATATGACTACCAGTTACTCACAATCCAGAGACAGCGTTATTAATGGAGCACTCCGTGTATTGGGAGTAATTGGTGCTGGAGATAGCCCAACCCCACAGGACTATCAGAACTGCTCAGAAGCCCTAAACCTGTACATTAAACAACTACAAACTAAGGGTATGCCCTTATGGTTAGTAGAAGACCTCCCAGTACCTATGGTAGCAGGTCAATATACCTACACATTAGGCCCAACAGGAGATGTAGTCTGTGACCGCCCATTAAGAGTCGTTATGGCGTTCATTAGAAGCCCTCAGGGGAACGATACAACCCTTCAGGTCATCTCACGTCAAGAGTATATGCAACAGGGCTATAAACCCTCTTCTGGTACTCCTAATCAGGTCTATTACGACCCACAGTTGGGTAATGGTGTACTGTATGTATTTAACAACCCAAATGCCGCAGGGTGGACTATCCACCTACAAGTGCAACAACCTATTTCAGACATCTTAACTCCTACTTCAATCCCTCAATTCCCATCGGAATGGTTCAATACATTAAAGTTTGGACTAGCTGACCAGTTAGCCCTTGAGTATGGTGTTCCTGCACAAGTACGTGCTGAACTAGCTCAACGTGCCGCTAAGTATGAAGAAGTAATGACCGATTGGAGCCAAGAAGAGGCTTCTACTTCTTTCCAACCTGATTATAGATTTAGGGGTTAATTATGGCAATTAGCCGTATACCTCTTGCTCATAATATTGGTAGTCGTGACGGTACGTTGGACAAAGATAGTAAGCTCGGTAATGCGATTATTGAAGTAGAGAAAAAAGAGTCTATTGCAGCCGTTAAACGTCCAGGACTCAAAACCTATCAGACTCTAACTGCAGGAGAAGGACTTGGTATATTTGCCGCTGGTAGCCACTTACTTACTATTATTGGAACTACCTTCTATGACAATGGAGTTGCTAATGCTACCCCCGTTGATGGTTCAGATGAGTATGATTTCATCTACTCAGTAGACCAATCTCAAGTCTTTTTTAAGAATGAGAGCCACGGATATGTCTATACCATTGCAACAAGCACCATTTTAGATTTACAAGGCACCATAACGACGCAAAACGGTACGACCATATTAGGTACGCCTGTTGTAACATTATCTGCATCCAATCCCGCAATTCAGATTGGACAGATTGTGACAGGGACAGGTGTTCCCCTTGGCACTTATGTTTTAACTATATTTGGTACTGCCTTAACTTTAAGTCAAAATGCTACAGCTTCTGCAACCGTTACTCTTACCTTTACTACCTCTTATCCTGGTACTACTGTATCGGGTGCGGTGTTTGTGGACGGGTATTATGTTGTTGGGACTCCTCAGGGTTTGCTTTATAACTCTAACGTAGAAGACCCTACAACTTGGCAAGCCATTAACTATCTTGGCGTGGTGTCTGATGCCGACCCATTATTGTGTATTGGTAGAACAATTAACTATATTGTTACTTTTGGCTCACATCATATTGAGTTCTTCTATGATGCAGGTACATCCCCAGGCAGTCCATTTCTACCATATCAGAACTCTGTCATTCAATTTGGAGCCGCAGCAGAAGACTCTTTAATACAAATGGATAACACTC